AAACCATGCGTCGTTATCAGTATCATCATCATACATTATATATACCCAGCCATTAGATATAGGACACAAACCATCTGTCCATGTAGCCAAATAATAAGTTTGAGCCGTTAAAGTAGGAGCTGAAATAAAATTCTGTGTTTCTAAATGTTTTCCTATAGAAATATTTGTATTTTCTGTAGTGAGACCATTAGTAACTTTATCTAAATTTGAATCATATAAACACATTTGAAAATTTTGACCAGCTAAAGAAGGAGAAATATAAGCAGACATACTTACGCCAGTACCAGCCGCGCCTGTTGCATCATCAAAGCAAATCGTTGTAGTACAAGTTAAACATCCTATATTAGCTCCCTCACCAGTATACCCAAACGTCAATCCTGCTGCGTGTCTAACTGGATAAACTGCTTTGTCTAAAAATTCTTGGGGAATAGTAACTGTTAAAATCCCATTCTCTATGTGTAATTCTCCCCAAACTTCTGTACCTTTTGAATCAATTATCTTAGGACGAAATAATTGTCCGATTTTACCACGCTTATATTCTTTGCCACTTACATCATTCATTCCACGACTAGTTTTTGAGTAAACAGCATAAGAACCGACTACATTTTCAGGTTTATATAAACCTTCGTCTATTTCTTCTTGGGTTAATTCTGGTTGATATAAATATCTAGCATCTTTATCTACTAAAGTAAATTCAATTACATTAGACTTAGGTTTCTCTTTTAAGATTATTTCAAATTCACTTGCACCTTCTGGATGTTCTTCACTTACAAAATCATAAAAACGTACTTCTTTATCTGATTTGACTAATTTAATTTTCTCTTTATCTGTTTCAACTGTGTAATTTGTAAAGTCTTTTAATCTAATAGATACATTACACTCATTATCCCAACGCATTATCTTTTGCTGAGGTAAGGTGTCAGATAAGGTTTTAGAATCTCCCAATTCAATTTCAATCTTATCTTTGGGATTATCTTTAGCAACACAAGAAAAAGTATTATCTTTTACTGTATATTTTTCTGTTACTTCTGGAGATAGTATTTGTTCGTCAATTATTGGCATATTTATGTTGTGTCTTGATAAACTCTACAAGAAACTACACCGCTTGTATCTTTATAATCTGTTAAATCTGGTACATTCCCTGATAAGGTAAAATCTGTATCTGCATTTGTTGTATTATCACTATCAACATCTTCCCACCCTGGACTATCTTGATTATATATCTGCAATTTAATTATAGAAGATGATGGCGCTAAACTTGACTGACCTTCCCATTCTAAAGTACAAGAACTATTAGCACCTACAAAGTCTTTATATTGATGAATAGCAAAATCATCTGTAGCTATTTGACCTACTCTTACATTATTTTTAGTAGCCACATCTATTATATCTTGCTCACTATAATTAGTTTCCAAATCAGCGTCATTAGCTGGTAAAACTGCCTCATCTCCTCTGGTATAGACTGTATCACCTTCGCTTGAGGAAGGACTAATAGAAGGAGAAATACTGGGGGATAATGAGGGCGAAATACTGGGGGATAAGCTTGGTGAAATACTAGGACTGATACTGGGCGATAAACTAGGGGAAATACTGGGGGAAATTGAAAAGGGTATTGTCTTGAAGTTTGTACTTGTCTTGAATTTCGTTAAAAAAATTATTGGATCGTTCATGAAATAATTATAACCTAAATTCAATTAATCTGCACTTTTTCGCTTTTTTCCAATTTTTCCAAATCTTCTTTTGTCCAGCCAGGTACAGGCCAAAATTTCTTAACTAACCAAGAAACAGGATATTTTTGACCAGGAATTTTACCACTCCAAATAAACTTTCTAACTTTTGCCTTAGTTTTAGCTTGATCTCTACCAGAAATAGGCCAAGGAAATTTAAGATTATGATTAGTCCTAAACAAATGCCCATACCAAGTATTATGATTTACTAGAACTTCTCCACCAGATAACCACGTTTTGCAAGCAACCTCTATTCCCTGATTTCCCCAACTACCAAAAGTTTCATCACAAATATTTAACTTCCAATATTTTTCGCGAGTCAACATAAAACACGAACCTTGAATACTCATTGTTTGAGTAACCTTTTTATTTTTTTTATCTTCAATATATTGAGGGCGGTGTTTCCAATCTTCGAAATATTTAAAACGAGGATCAGAATTAAAACAATAAGAGGTACTTTGGGGGTTAGTTTTTCCTTTCCATATTATTTTTCTTCTTATATGTTTTGAATTAGCACCACAATATTTGCATTTATCATTTTCACCCCTATCAGCTTGATATGTTTTAAATCCGCATTTATAACACTTCCAATCAAATACCCATAAATTACGCATCACAGGAAGCATTGTAACGTTGTCTCCAGTAACTTTAAACATATCTATCATCTTTCGATCAAAACCTTTGTCAAAAGAACAATGAGCATCTAGTTTCATCACATATTTACCTTTAGCTAGTTTACAAGCAAGGTTAGTGGCAGCGCGTTGACCAATAGATTTATCAACATAAATAATATTGACTCTTTCGTGTTGATCTAATTGAGGATTAGACCACTCACCATCTAAAAAAACAATTATTTCTGTATCAGCTTCAATATTTTTAAGAATATCCTCAATAGTATTTTTAAGAAACATTTCATTTCTTGCTGGTATTAGTATGCTTAAATCTTTCATTTTAGGGTTACCTTTCTAGTATGCTTGGGTTTTTTATCTTTATGCCACACAAATTCTCCCTTTATTGTATCAAAATACACTTTCACTCCAAGGGATGAGTTTAAATAAGCCTCCAAAGTTTTTTTATCTGGCATTTTATTTATTATCATAAATTAAATAATTCTTTCAAGTTCCATCCAGGGATATCTTTTATATTAATTTCAGTAAAGTCTGGTGGAAGATGTTTGAATTCTCTTTTAAATGTTTTAGGATGGCTAAAAGTATGTCTGTGTCTTATATCAACATTAGGGTAGGCTGATTTCCATGTTTCAAAAGTTTCATTAGTTATCCCGCCTCTTCTTCTTAATTTGGTTCCAGGTTCATATCCAAATTTTCTAGCCCATCTTGGCTCTCTATCTCTATTCTCGTCAAGTTTTTGTTCTTCCATGACATTTATTCTATATTTATAATGTTTGATAGCTGTTTCCCGATAACAACACATACCTGAAAGGGAATGTAATGCCCCATATGTTATTGCAATATCTGTCGTCCACCTCCACCGATAATTATTCACATTATAATAATAAATTTCTTTCTTTTCAGGAGTAAAGTCAAAGTGTGATGGATGGTAGAGTACATCATGCTCAGTAAAAAATACAATATCCGCACTTGATTTCTCTAAAGCTAAAAGTATCTGTCGAATCATAGTAGGATAACTTTTAGTTCTATTCTCCATTACATAATTAATACCAAAATTCATTGATTCTAAACTAATATTTACTATCTCTCCATTAAACACTTTCCTTAATTGTTTTTGGCATGGAATCAATAATGCAAGATGTAAATCGCTACTAGTGTAGTATATGCAACCTTTTTTCATATTATATTACTGAATTATAATTAACCCAAAACCAACTTAACATCCTATCCCCTTTGTCAATACATTGATCTATTGGCAATTCACCAACTACATACCAATTATCTATATCATATAGTTTAGTGTAAGCATCGACTACCATTTTTACATGACACCAAACATTTCTAGCATAAATCGGTGTATGAAAATAATCATGCCCTGATATAATTCCACCAGGTCTAACTTTCTTTGCCCAGTAATATATGTCTTGGGCTACGTGCGGAAAAGTATGATCTCCGTCTATATATACAAAATCCAAAGATTTATCCTTGTAATCATCAAGTGCTTCCATTGATGTTTTTCTCACAAGTTTACATTTTCCTTCATTTATATATTTTTTTAAATAACGCTGTGTATGTCCGTAAATGAAGTCTTGTCTTTTCTGTCTATTCTGAGTTCTTCCTTGTCCCCAAAAGGCTTTCCAGGGATCAATTGCATCAACAGTCAATCCTGCATCTAATAATTCTTTGGTAAACTCACCTTTATAAACACCAACCTCAACCCCTTTCTCAAAACCAAGTTCTTTGCAATACTTACCAATTTCTCTACGAGCACAATTTGCTATTCTAATTGGTGAACCTTTCAATCCTTCTTCTATCGTTTTTGTTATTTTATTTATCATCATAATATTTCTTTCTGAAGTCAACACCATTCCCCCAGTAGGGTAACGTGTGAATGTCAATCCTATCTGAAGCAGTATAGTGTCGCATACTTCGTTTTGTTTTTATTTGTACTACAGGATTAGGACAAAACCAATAGTTGATTTTATCAAATACATCTTCTTTCCCCAACCTTTCTTTTGGGAAATTCTTTTCTTCCACGCTCCATTCAGGAGCGTTTTTAAATAATTTATCAAGTCTATCTAAATAGAATTTAGTACCCACAATTTGTGCATGAGTAGCTGATTCCCTTTTCTGCCAAAAAAACGGTCTCCATTGAGGCATAACCCACGTATTAGTATTTCTATGTGGTTTCTCATTTGGTGGGATAAACTGAAAATACTCAGGTGGATAAAAGCAATCTGCCTCTACGGAAATAACATATTTTGTCTTAATTTCTCTCAACCCTATTTGCACCTGTCTGAACATATTAAACCCACTTACTCCATGTTCTCCAACACATATGTTATGCCCGAAGTCTATCGGCTTTTGAGATACACTAATTAAAGATATATCTCCTTTATTTTTTAGGATAATATCCTTAACTCTTCCTTCAAATATCTCACCCTCCATATTACTAGTGTAGTAGAGTATTGTTGTGTCCATAAATTATATCCTCCCAATTTGATGGATAATTAGGTATTGGCATAAACCTATTTATAGTTTTAATAAAAAAATCTTTTTGTTCGTACATCCAATAATTAATTGAATATTTATAAGACGCTTCAGCACTTACATATTTATACATTCGTTTCCCCATCTGTCTTTTTATTAGGTGACCGTACCAAGTATTTTTATCAACCACAACTCTACCGCCATTAAGTAAAGTAGTCATACAAATTTCCTCGCCCTCCTGCCCCCAACCCATATATCCTTTGGTTTGCATAAATCCACATTTGTCAAACCATTTGCGTGTCATAAAAAAGAATGAACCCTGTGCGCAAAAAATATCATCAATCGCTTTATTATTCTTTTTCTTCCACGTCCATTGTCTAAGTCGTTTTCCACTCTTTAATGAAGACCATGTCCAATATCTATAATCTTCAGGCTCACCTACTCTATCCCATTTTTCCAAATCCATAGAATACATACTCGGAACAATAACCCAATCGTCTTGGCAATCTTTAACTAAAACTTCATCAAAACCTGGGGCTACAACACAATGAGCATCAAGCCAACAAATATATTTTCCTTTAGAAATTGATACAGCAGCATTAATAACTTGTCGTTTTCTTCTTTCGTGATTATGTGGCAAAGGAAAAGAAATATATTTTACTCTTTTATTTTCGATACGTTCGTATGAATAATCTCCGTATCCATCCAAAGCAACAATAATCTCAATTTCACCAGTTGCTTTAGTTAAAACATCCTTAATTGTATTATTAAGAAATTTTTCTGTTCTGGCTGGTATTATGATCGATAACATATTATTTGTGTTTTACAATTACTATTTTACCGTATGAATATTTTCTTCCTTTAAGATGCGGAATTTCACAGTCATATAAACCTGTTTTTTCAATTTTTTTACACAAAGACTCTTCATAACCAACATCTTCAATAATATAAACAACACTCTTTTTAAGTAGTGGCATAATCGTTTTACATAAATATAATTGATGACGCATACGATGAGAGCCATCATCAATAAATAAATCAATATCAAAACCAGTTTTCATCAATAATCTTTCTATATCACAACTTTTAGTTTCATTACAAAGATGAGTCTCTATTCTGTGACTTTTGAACATTGCTTTAGGTGAAATATCAGCACCATGTATTTGAGCATTAGGAAAAAAATCTCTCCACATTCTCAAACTTGCACCTGCTTGATACTCATCTCCACAATGAGACATAGTTCCTTTATATCCAATGCCCATTTCCAACACTTTTTTTATGGTGTTTTTCCTGTCCTTTAAAAGTTCATAATAAAAAGGCGTATAGACATGTTTAATCTTGGGACATTTATCAGTCTTATATTCAAAAGCCAATTTACAAAGTGGTGTTTCTTTTATATCTTCCATTTTGTTCTATCTTCCGGCCAACTAGGTACAGGCCAAAACTTTTCTATTAACCATTCAAATTTATGTTTCATTCCAGGTTCTTCGTTATTAATCCAGTGTTTTGTTATCCATTTATATTTAGAATTTCTCCTTAAATTAAGTTTATGTTTCCATGCTTCTGGCTTGCCAATATAGTATTTGGAATTCTTGAAAAGATGTGCGTACCAAGTATTCTTATTAACTTTAACCTCTCCTCCGCCTAGCCAGTATTTCAATCCAATCTCCATCTGTTCCCCTCCGTAAGTATGGCTCTTTGTACGCTGGCACTATTATGCTTAAATTTTCCATCTTGGTTTTATTTCTTTTTCGTAATAATCTCTCCAAATTTTAAGAGCATATCTACCAGCCTCAAAATTACCTCCCCTTTTTGATGAATTTTCCTTAGTCCCCTCATGTCGCCCCTGAGTAAATGAACGATGTTTGTGAGCGAACCAAGTCTTTTTGCTTACCATCAATTTACCACCGGCTTTCCAGGTCTTAAAAATCATCTCATGACCATCCTGATACATCTGACCGTAACCTTCTGTCTGAAGTTCTACAATAACTTTTTCCCACCAACTTTTTTTCATCAACCACATCGACCCCTGCATTGCCATTGATTCGACTAAATCATGTTTTGCAGTTCTTTTATCATGATTACGCCATTTTGCACCAGAGAATTTCTTATTTTCTTGAATTATTAATTTTTCAGTAATTACAGGCTCCAAATCTTTCATAACTTCCCACTTAACAGGATCAAGGAAATAACGTTTAGCGGTCATTACCCAATTTGGCTGACAATCTTCCACTAATATGCGATCAAAGCCCTTAGAGAACGCACAGTGCTGGTCTGAGCGCAAAATATACTCACCTTGGGCAATTTTTACACCGGCATTAATAGCTCCACGCATACCTCTATTTTTACCCAAATGAACCACGCGAACTCTATCATCTTTTTTAATAGGAGTTACAGGCCAATAACCATCTAAAACAACGATTATTTCCATTTGATCGCCAAGTTCGGAGTTTGATAAAAGAGATTCAATTGTAGGATGCACCCATGGGTCTTTATAGGCTGGAATAATTATACTAAGCTTTTTCATAAAAAAATTATACCAACTAATTTATAAAATCTCAATAGTTTGTTTGCTTAGCCTGATAGATTTGTTTACTTAACCTGAAAGATTTGTTATTTTTCTATAACAATTACTGTTGCACTCGCTTCTCTTTCAATAAGATTGATTGCAGTTTGACCATTTGGAACTTTAAAGTCCAATACTTGCGCAGCAGGAATTACTTCATCAAAATTTGCAGCAGTAGCATCATTAGTTCCCCATTTTAAATAAACATCTTTAGTAATTGCATATACTCGCAACATTGTTGTTGCAGCATTTAATTCAATTTCAGATGATGTACTCAAAGACGAGTCAACTGTTTGTTCCAAAGCAACAACATCAGGAGTCGTAACAACCATCATCCTACCTTCAGGATGTCTTAGTTGACCTTTACTATTTTTTGTATACATATTTATTCCACCTCCTTTATTTTAGTTTTATATCCCTGCCCTGAAAACAGGGCAGAGTATAAAGCCAAAAGGCCTAATTCATCATCAAGTTGATGGACTCACACTAGGACTGATTGACGGACTTAAACTAGGACTGATTGACGGACTCAAACTAGGTGACATTGATGACGAAACTGATTTCGTCAGCACACCATTTGCTTGTGTAATAATCCATTGCACACCATCACAAAATAATTCCACATAATTTCCAATTACACCTGCAATCGTAACATCTTCAGTTACAGTAGCATCACCATTGTAATTGATTGCCTCATCATCTTGCGGATCAAGACGTACAGTTTGCGCAGCTAAAAGAGCTACTCTTACGACCATACCTTTTGAATCAGCAACCGCAGGAAGAGTGAGCACTAATGCCCCACCATCTCCTTCATTCGTAAAAATAGTTGGTGTTTCAAGATCATCTTGCGTAATCGTATAATCGCTAGTTTTAGCGGTTACAGTCGCAGTACGCAAATTAATCGTAGGAAAAGCTGGCATTGTGTAATCTCTTAGAGCATAAATGCCATCTGCCAATCGGTCTAAAAATTGTTTTACTTCTAAATTTTTCAACATAATATATACAACGTTATGTTAATAGTTGTTGTATTTTTTCACCTCCTTTCATCAGTTGAAGGGGTAATTACGTTTACCCCCTCTCAGACGACTGGATTGAGTAAGAAACTATCCAGTGAGTTCCGTTATTTAAAAATTAGATACGTCTTGAGTTAAGTTAACAGCAAGGACTTTTCCATCATCAAACATATTAGTTCCAACTCCGATTATACCTTTCGATAAATCAGCGAAACCTTTTTCTTTGTCTGCGACTTTTAAATCCATAAACTGTAAAACCATATCAATAGCACCGCGAATCATAAAGACTGATTGTAAATACTGTGCGCTCCACACATCTGCATCAGCAGTAAGTGTTTCACTAACAGAAATATCTCCAAATCCAGATAGACCCATTGCTTGCGCTGATCCATCAAAACTAAGATTGCGTTTTCGGTAAAGAAGGAATTGATCCCTTATACCTAGAGCAATATAAGCAGTACCTACTGTCCCACCTTCTACAGCTAATTTTAAATTAGCTCTTGAAGCAGCAACGTTTGCACCAATATAAACTTGTCCTGCAGTAGCAATTGTGTCTTTAAACTCAAAAGTTACTCCTGAGATAACAACAGTGTCACCATCAATAGGCTTCGTAGCTATTGTAAGCGTAGCAGACCAAGGTAAATTGTTGTTTTGAACAACAGTCCACCCTTGCCATGGGCCAATAACTCCATTTTTAAGAGTTGAATCACCAAGTGCAGTTTCACGATCAGATTTTGCCCTTCTTAACTTAGCAACTGTGCGAGGTCCGAGAACCATTGCGCGCATTGCAGTTTCATAAGGAGCATCAAAAGCACCAAGCTTACCTTCAGCTTCTTCTAGAATATCAAGGATATTCGCAGAAGTGACCTCAAGAGCTGTACCATCATTGATATCGTGATCAGCATCAGTAATATTCCCCAAAAATTCTTGTTCAACCCTATTATTCAATCCCTTGCGGATTGACTTCAAAGAGTGTTCAAGTAAATTATAAGGAGTCTGTTTTTCTTCAGTAATATCAATATCTTCTGCAGCATACTCGAAAGTATCAACTTCCAAAGTTTGTTTTGACGCATCCTTTTCATCGAAATCTATATCACTGTGAGGTGTATAGGTTCCAATTTGAGGGTGTGACAAAATTGGTTTGTGAGCTTTTCTTCCGTCTGTGCGAATTAAATCTTCTAAGGATGTGTTTGCTAAATAAACAGCACTGTTCGCAACGAACAGGTCTACTTGCAAATCACCCCAAAATTCTTTTCTTACATCATCCATAATAAATTATTCACCTCCTTTATATATGTATATTTTACACAATTAAAAATTGTGTCTATTTATTATCGTAAATAGCTAATTAATTTGAAAAGAGAGAGTGAAGATTTATAGAGAAATAATTATTGTTGTTTTTCGAATTCGCGCCTCGCAGTTTTTGCTTCAGCCCAGGCTTTTTGTCCTTCTTCAGTACCAAGAGCAAAATCTTCTGGGTCAAGTGGCTTCGAAGGATCTGCAACATTTGCATAATTTCCCCGACTTTTGCGTTTAGGAGTAGCAGATTTAATCCGCTCTTCCGTTTTAACTTCTTCTATCCTTGATGTGATATATGGAAGTTTCGCAGCCTCTCTTACGGAGATACCTTTGATTTTCGCAAGATCCTTAATTTCAGTTTCAACGTCTTCAGGTAAATTAAGATTTTCTAAATCTCTTTTTGCCTCTCGTTCGTCTAACTTTTTATCAATTGATTCTTCCGACAATACAACTGGTTCTCCTTCTGGGGATTCCCCTTCCTTTGGCTTAGCCTCAGGTTTTTTAGTAGTCTTAGAAGCTTTATCCCTCCAGCTTATCTTTTGCTTAATAGCTCCAGATAATTTTTCTCGATGGGACTGCTCCTTTTCGAAGATTTTTTTAAAAAGATCAGGCTCATCTTCAGGATTAACCCCGTAGTCTTCAGCCAGTTTACTTTTTAATTCTTCCTCTTTGACTTCTGCTAATGCCTCAGTTTCAGAGCTTTTCTCTTCTTCAGAGATTTCTTCAACCTCGGGATTAGGATTTTTATCTTGTTCATTGTCCATAGGACCTCAATTTTTTTTCGCCCATAGGGCTAATATTTTTTTTATAATACAAATTATAAAATCAAATCAGGTATAAATTATATTCCCACAATCGGGACAAGTAATACCTGGTTTAACTTTAATTAACTCAACCTTATAATTTCGTTCTTTAGTTTTATTAGCAAATTGCTTTGCTAATTCAGCAAAATTATTACCATGAATATCAATAGTATACCTTCGAACTTCATTTTTACCATTACGAATAATTGCAACATTTACCTTTTCACTTACTTCTACTTTGGGAGATTCGACAGGAGTTTCAATTTTAGGAGATTCAACAAGAGTTTCAGACTTTACATCATTAATTAATTTTTCCAATTTCTTTCTAGAAACACCAACATACTTTATCCCCATTAATTTTGCTTTTTCTTGAAGTTTTTTGTATTCCATTGTCTTATTATAATTCTATGTAAATTAATTTGTCAAGTTTTCTTTATTTTACTAATCTCAAAATCCATAATTCTTTTCAACTTTTTTCATTTTTTCCCTACGAAATCTCTTTAATTTTTCTCTAGGATCTGAATTTTGTGCCTTTTTAATTGCATTTTCTAACCAGGTTCTTATTTGCAACTTAGTATGTTCGTTACCCATAAAAATATTATAAACCTACTTTTGATTTTGCTGCAATTATTTCTTTTGCTGTTGGCTTGCGTTTCTCATTAAAATCAATAAATGGTTTCAATATATTGTGCAAAATCTCAATAGCCATTGCGCGCGCCCTTACAGTCTCGCCAGCATCTTGATTAGTTTTACTTCTCAAATCAGCAATAAAATTTAACTCATCTATTTGAGAAATAATAATTTCTTGAAACTCTACAAAGTGAGGATTATCTTTAAGTATTTTAATTAATTCTTTATTCATAGCTTAATTACTATAACACATTCTTAAAGTCCATGACTTCTAGCAACCTCTTTTGCTCTTTGATCTCGCCGAGCTCTCATAAGTGCCTGTCTATGTTCATCCATCGGAGCTTCTACAATTTCATTTTGCATAGCCAAAGCATCAGGTACATCATCATTCGCACCTTTGGGAAACACTAGTAACTCATCTTCTAAATCTTTACACGCTTCTTCAATATGGTAAACACCACCACTTGAATATCTTGGTATAAGACCTCTAATTCTAACCTCTTTTTGTGTAGTTGGCTGTTTTATAGGCACAATATTTGGGAATTTATTACGCTTTATGCAAGCATCTTTATAAAAAGGCTCAACTGCCTTTAAATAAACTGTTTCCTCAATTCCTATTTTTTCAAAACCTTCATCGTGCAACTTAAAAATATACTCCAATAATTCTTTAGAATCAAAATGTACTCCCATTGCTTTAAGGTTCCATTTATTTTGTCTGTCCACATAATTCCTGATTATTCCAGTTCTATCATTTTCAATACCTTTACCACCCGGATCTATTGTGGCAAATTTTCTGGTATCCAATGCCTCAACCTCATCCCAAGACCTCTTTTTAAACCATTCTTCTTTAAATTCTTGATTTTCTGAAGTAATTGGATTACATTGATACAATGCTGCAAATTCGTATGGACCAAGAGTAGTTCTATTTTTTCTTAACTTTTCAATTGAAAATTTTGCAGGCCATAGAGCCTCACCTTTTTCTCTAAAATCCTCATCTTTTATGGCAATTGCTGGAAATTCAATTAATGTCCATTTATCATATTCTTCTTCATTATTAGTCTCATCTTCCTTTTGTTTTTCAATTAAACGACCAATAATATCATCAGTATGCCAACGAGTTCCAATAACAACAATAGCGGTATTTCCTTCTTGTCTGGTGTAAAAAGTTGATCTATACCAATCCCACCTAGATTCCCTAATCGTTTCTGATTCAGCCTCTTCTCTATTTTTAAAAATATCATCAACAATTCCAATTTTAAAACCCTTGCCAGTAATTGCACCACCAGCACCAGCTGCCATATAGCCACCACCTTCTTTTGTCATCCATTTTCCTTTTGCTTGAGAATCTGGTCTAAGCCTTGTTTTAAATACTTCTTGGTAAGATGGAGACTGCATAATTTCTCTAGTGCCTTGTCCAAAATCAACAGCTAAATCACCAGAATAAGAAGCAACCATAATAGGCCATTCTGGGTGTTTACCAAGCATCCATGCTGGAAATTTCATAGTGGCAAGTTCAGATTTTCCATGTCTAGGGGGAACTGTGAGAATTACTCTAGCATCTTCACCATTTTCAATCTTTTGAAGCACAGATTGAAAAATAATCGCCATTGTTTCATGAAACCAAGTATCTTGATAATTTGAATCAGTGGCAATAGAAAAATCAATCAGGCTTTTTTGAGCTTGAGATACTACCATCATCGCCTTCTCTTCCTGCGATACGGTCTGCAATTTTGTTGATTTGTTCATCATTAAAATTATTTATTGGCTTATCATCAGTAGTATTATCAACCCTCTCTTTCATTCCATGATTAGAAGAAAGAATAAGCTTAGCAATTGTTGAATTATAAGTTCCAGACAATCCACTGTTAATCAATCTTTGTTTTTGTTCATTCTTAATTTTACTAAGAGCAGCTTTAAATTCTGAATTAGCATTAGCCCAATTATATAAAGTTTTTTCAGAAACACCCAAATATATTGCAAAACCAACAATAGTAGGCAATTTAACTTTCAACCTATTATCATACATCAAATAACCCTTTTCCTCATTTTCTTGTTTAAGAAATCTTACATTCCTATCTTTATTTTTCTTGAGGTATTTATCAACCTCTTCGATATATTCTTCTTTGTATTTATTATCTCCTAATGAACGTGACATAATTTATTGTAACATAATAAAAATAATCTACTTTGGTTTCAAACTTTTAATTTTCTCTTTTTCCTTAAGTTCTTCAAATGTTTCTGGTTTTTTTACCTCTTCAACATAACCATATTCTTTTAATATTTTATCTTTAATTGCAGATCGAGCATCAGTTTCCAATTTCTTTTTACCATCTTCAGATAATTCCTTATATTTTGAATCTTCTTTTACACTGTCTAACCAGGCATTATAAGCCAAATTATAAGAATCATTTGCATCTTTGAAAACATCTTCACCAACTTGTTTTTTGAAACTCTTCATTTCCTTGCTTGTACTTTTTTGCCAACTACTTTGATATTTATAAGTAGAAACTCCTAATCCAAAAAGTTCAGAAATACCAACTGCCAAAACAGATTCGAATTTCTCGTCCTTAACATCATTCACATTTTGAATCGAAAGAGGAGTCAATGAATTAATAATTGACTTTTTAATATCAAATGGCTCGCCACCGAACATTTCACCTCTATAATAATCTCTAATAATTGAAGCTACCGGAGCAAGTCTGTTTAATAAAAGAGTATTCATAAATACGTCTACCGCATCATCTTTGCCAAATTCACCCGCAGTTAAATTTGTCCATTTACCAGTACTAGATTTTTTCCAAACACCTCGCTCGCCATCGCGCGTTATCGGCACAAGCCTTGCTGCCATTATTGCAATAGTCCTCATTCCACCTGTTATATCTGTCCAATGTCCAAATATTTTAATTCTACCAAAATTTGTACCTCTAGGATCTTCTTCAACTGATTCAGGATCTAAAAAGCCAGCCATCATCAT